AAAGCCGATGGCGTGTTGTCGAACCGGGATGCGATGCTCATCGGTCCCCGGTGTACTCAAATTCGATATCAACCCCCTGGGCGTGCTGCCAGAAGGTCTGCGACGGGATCGTGAGCCGCGCCCGGTGATACCTGCCATTCGAGCGCATGTTGCACTTGCCACGGTCGTTCATCACCGCTGCCGTCGTGTAAGTCGGGTCGCTGGCCTGCATGTAGCGCGAGCCGATTTCCACTTCACAGGTGGACACGCCTGCAACGAGAGGCCGCGCAGAAATCACCTTGGATGTGGTGTCGCCGCCCCATTCGGTCGTCTCGATAGTCGCTTCCAGCGCGAGGCCGTTGAAGAACCCGAACTTGTTGTTGCTGTCGAACCCGCCCAGGAGAACCGCGCCGGTCTGCCAGTAGACGCTATCGAGCGAGTAAGGCAGGAGGTCCAGATTGGTGGTGATGGCGTCCAGATCGTCCAGCGTGTAGCCGAAGGAATAGCCCTGCATCAGGAACTGCGCCGTTTGCTCGGCGTAGGACCATTTGTCCACAAAAGGGTTGTAGATTAGCTGGTGATTGGCCGCGCCCGAATTTCCCTGTCCCGGATATGACCACATGATGATGCCGAGAACCGGGTCCACGGACGCCGTGATGAGGTAGGTTAGCGCCCGGTCGCAGTCCGTCAGGAAGAAGTCGTTGACCCGCTGCGTGCCGATGTTCCGAACCGACACGCCGTCGCAGTACTCAAAGCCGTTGTCGGAGATGAAATACACACCCCCGCGATGCTCCACGATGGAACCCGCCGCCATGCAGCCAACCGAGTTCTCACCCGACACCAGAGGCGCGAACGAGAAGATCAGCGGACTGCCGGGCTGGTAGTCCATCCGCTGGATGGCCCGGCGCTGGAAGATCAGTCCGTATTCGCCGCCCACCAGGCCGAGGATCTCGCCGCCATCCGGCAGGATCTGGTCGCCGGCCAGCCCGACGCCGATGGTCCAGCTCGTGACGTTTCCCTGTGCACACCAGCGCAGCGCCGTCGAATCCGTCGAAAGGTTCCCCAGCACCAGGAACTGCTTCACGATGGCGATGTGGTGGGCAATCGGCGGCGAACCGGATAGCGGCTCAAAGTCCGTTGACGACCCGACATCATAATACTGGGTGGCGTCCGTCCCGTTGACCGCGACCACGTAGTCGCCGAAATCCACGAACCGCCATGCATCGTCCGTGGCGGTCGCGTAGGCAACGCCTGACGAGCGGGTGACCGTCTCCCATGTCTTCGCCGCCTGGAGCTTGTAGAGCGCCGTGGCGGTGCCGGCGAACACGTAGTTAGTTCCGTCCCGCTGGAAGCTGTAGGCACCCTTGGGAGCGGCAGCAAGGGCAGCGGTATATCCCGCCAGTGCTGCCAGAGGGCCGAACGTCCGCGCCTTCGGGACCACGTTGGTTGCGAGAGGCACGCCGGGGTTCTGAAAGTCAGGCTGATCCGGCAGGTAATCGGCAAACCCAAGGGTCTGCTTCATATGCACCACGCCTGAATGGTATTGGTTGAGGTCTTCATGTCGGCCTTGCGGCGCAGCGAGTTGTAGGCCGACGCTTCAGCCGTGCAGAGGAAGTCCATGCGGTTCAGAGCATAGCCTTGGGCCTCGGCCATCGCGCCTGCGTCCTGCAAGTAGTTCATCTTCACCGCCGCCTTGGCCCGAGCGCGGATTAGCGCCTCGCCCTCATTGGTCCAATCGTTCGTGTCCGCATCCGCCGAGAGCGCGGTCTGCGATCCGATGTAGGAGAACGTCAGCGTGTAGACCGCGTCGGGGATCGGATAGAGCCTGATCTGGCCCGCATAGAAGGCATAGCAGGACGGCTCCGCTTCATCCGTGCCGCTGTCGATCTTGTCGAGGTATTCGTAGGTCACGCGGCGCATGATCTCGTAATCGCCGCTGATGGTGATCTTGAGCGAATCCTCGTCCAGAAAATTGGACGGGACCGCCACATAGGGGATGTTCGCCACGGTCGAAGCCGTCGCCCTGATCTCGCTCCACGACCACCGCTGGTTCTCGTAATGGGCAATGGCCGTCAGAATTTCCAAACCAATCTGCGTCGTCAAATCGCTGCGGTCCAACTCGTCCGCAATGCGGGTTTTCATGTCGCCGAATGTGCTCATGTCGCCCTCCGGTGGTTAGGGGAGGCCGAAGCCTCCCCACCCCATTACTGGTCGTTGTCCGGGATGTAGCAGATGATCACTTCCGCCGTGCCGGCCGAGGCCGAGGCGGTCGAGGTCACCAGGCACTGAACGACAGTGTCGGACGCCACCAGCATGGTCACCGCTTCGTCCAAGGGGACGAGTGCGATGGTTGCCAGCGACCCGGAGGTCATCCACAGGTTCGTGCCGGAGTCGGTCGAGGGACCGATGTCCAGCACGTTGCTGCTGTTGCCGTTGAAGGCGACGTTGACGGAAACACCAGAGATGGCCTTGATCACCAGCGAACCAGCGGGAATGGTCCCGATGGTCACGGTGTCGCCGTCCATGGTGTAGTCGATCGACTTGCGCAGGTAGTGAACCTGCTGGGTCGGGTAGAGCCGGGCAGCGGTTCCGGCAGTTCCGGTAGGCATGTCCGTTTCTCCTTACGCTGAAGCAGCAGCGTAGGACGACACGACGAAGGTGCCGAAATCCACGCTGTTGTAGACGGTCTTCTTCAGACCCCAGATGAGGCCGCCGGCCACGCCAAGCTTGTTGCCGTAGTCGAACGACTTCTCCGTCCAGTTCGCCGAGGAAACGCCCTCGGTGCCCTTGCCGAAGCCGATGGCAGCCGCCTGCGCGCCGCACAGCACCGCACGGCGAACCGTGGTGATGGGCGTGCCCGAGTTGGTGCCGACCGGGATGCGGGTGGACTCGTGGAACACGACGCCGTTGTACTCGCCGAGGGCGCCCGTATAGATCGGGTTCTTCTTCGAGCCGTTGGCGGACAGCGCCGCCTTCTGGATGTCGAGCCACTGGCCGGTGGTGGTCGAGGTCCGCATGTCCCGCACCTGGTAGGGGTGCAGAAACATCACGTACTTCTCCTCGCCGTCCACCATGATCGGGCGGATCAGCGGGGTGGACAGCTTCACGCGAGTGACGACCTCGTCAACCCAGGTCAGGTTGAACGTGTCGCCGCTGTCGATCTGGCTTTCCGTGGTGGAGCCGGTCTCGGCGATCAGGAGCCGGGTCGAACTCGGCGCGATGGTCGCGTTGTGGCCGGTGTAGCGGGTGTCCGTCTGGTCGGTGACGCCGCAGATCTGGTTGAAGAACGCGGTATCGACGCGGCCGGCCATCCAGTCCTTCAGGCCGCTCATGGCCTCGTTGCGGACGCTGAACGGAACGCGCTGTTCCGACATCTTGCCGCCCGAGCGGACAGCGTGACGGAGCTGGTTGATGTAGACGGCGTCGCTGTAGGTGGTCAGCGATTCCTCGTTGCCCTCCAGGATGCCGTCGCCTTCGACGCCGTCACCCGCGAGCTGCATACGCAGACCGAAGGTGACCTTGTCGCCCGCGTTGGTGCCGAGTTCCTTCTTCTTGTGGATGAGGGAATCCGCGCTCTCGCCGATGAACTTGCCGATGTAGGTCTGCTTGAGAACTTCCGCTTCAAGCTTCTTCGCCCACAACTGTACGGCAAGTGAGTCGTTCACTGCATAGCTGGTGTCAGCCATGGTGTATCTCCTTGCTGGATGATGTGATTTGGGTTTGGTTCAGCCCTTGACGCTGGCTGCGGGCGAAGAAGTCGGTAACGGCGACTACACCGAAGCGTTTAACGTCCGCATGACGAAGAAGGGTGGTTATTCCTTCATTACCTTGTCGAAGTTCGCCAGAAAGTCGTTGTCCGACATGGCGAGGAGGTCCGCAGGGGTGAGGCTGGCTTTCGCCTTGCCCGCGCCCGCGTTCCGGGTGGTTTCCTGTCCCCTGGCGATGGTTGCCAGTTTGGTAGTGGTGTCCTGCCCCGCAGCGGGCTTCTGGTAGCCCACGGCGGTCGCGGCCTGATAGAGCATGGCCGACAGGCTCATGCCCGTCTGACGCGCCCGTGCGGCGAAAGCATTGGCGTCCTGGTTCAGCAGGGCGTTGACTTCGTGATCCTGATAGCCCATCGCCCGGTACATGGTGGCGCGGTTCTCTGCCAGATGGTTGAGCGCGTCCGTGTAGTCCGGTGCCTGCGCCATGAACTGCTGCCGGTCACGCTCGACGTACTGGTTCCACGCCTGCGCTTCGGCCTGCAACTGCCGCTGCCGCTGATCTTCCTGTAACCGGCCTTCCACCGTGTCCAGCTTGTGGACGATGGCGCCGATGGGATCATCATCCAGCGACGGCGGCTTGGGTGCGTCCTCCTGCGCCTTGCGCGCTTCGGCGGCCTGGAACCGCTCCATCATCTGGCGCTGCCAGTTGCGGAGGTCGGCGGCTTCCTTCTCGATTGCCTGGCGCTTCAGCCGCTCCTCATGCAGCGCGGCATGGGGAACGAATTTTGGCCTGCCGTCTTCCGTGGTTTCGGTCGCCTCGGTGGTTTCCGAGGCTTCCTCTGTCTCCTTGCCCTGTAACGCCGCGTCAAGCGCGGTATCGTCCATCTGGGCAACGTCGGTCACTTCGGGGGCTTCACCCCCGTCATTTGGTAGCGTGCTCAAGTTTGCATCCTTGCGATGAAGCCTGAATCGGTCAGGCAGCCGAACCCCGGAACCGGGGATTACCAGGAGGCATTGGCCTCAAGTCTCTGTGGACGCCCTGCTGGGCGTCGTGCATCTGCTTGGCAGCCTCAAGTTGTAGCTTGGGCTGCACCGTGCCGGCCTCTGCCGCGATCTTCTGCGCCTCGGCCTGCTTCTTTGCCGTGTCGGCCTGCGTGTTGGCGATCTCAGCCTCGACGCCCTGCTGCTCAAGCTGTTGGGCCTGCTGCTGCGCCTGTATCGCGTTCGGGTCAACCTGCGACTGTGCCATTTCCTTCAGTTTGGTCACCAGGCTTTCAGGCAGCGGCGTGTACGGCAGGAT